TGATGTCGGGGTCGCCCAGCGCCTCCATGGCCACCTGGCACATGAGGTCCTTTGTTGCGCCGCCGCGCATGTACAGCGCCCCGTGGTTTTTGAGGAGGTAGCGACAGAGCGCGGATTTGCCTGCCGCGCCCTTGGTGTCCACGAAGACCGGGCAGATGCGCTCGCCGCCAGCTGCTTTTAGCCCGAGGATGATGTCTAGCGCGTTGCGCTGCCAGGGCCGTAGCTCCTCGTACTTGAGCGTGATCTCGTCGATTTCCTCCTCTGCGGGCTGCTCCTTGGACTCGATGCGCCACGGTTCGCAGAAGCAGTCTTTCACCTTGCAGCACGCCACGCCACGGATGCGCGCCAGTTCTTCAGGCGTGATGAAGTCGTCCACGTTCTCCGTCCAGTAAGTTGCGCGGTCGATGTAGTCGTCGTTGATGCCGCGCATCAGGCACCACGCGCGGTTGGGCTTGGACTCGGGCTTTAGCACGTAGTGGCACGCTTGCTGCCACGTGCCCACCATGCGTTGGTGTGCGCCGATGTGCCGCGCCCACTGGGAGTGAGGACGCGGCGTGTTGGAGTAGAAGGCGCCCTGCGCGTGGAGGTTGCCGTCTGCGGTGAGCTCCAGCGCGAACACGTACTTGGCGTTGGTGCCCCGCAGCGAGCGCAGTCGCGAGATGATGATGGAGATGAAGTTGGCGATGCGGTTCTGGTTGGCAGCTCCGCGGAAGTGGATGGCAAACACGATGCCGCGGAAGCCGTTGCCCGTTGTTTTCATCTCCGCGGGGAGTTCACCGTACGCCAATGGTGCCGTAACCTCCGACTCGTCGTCCTCGAACAGCTCCTTCTCGGGCCTGTGAGGGGCGGGGTTGGGGTTAGGGTTAGCTCAGTACCGTAACCGGCGAAACCGCCGGCGAAACCGCCACTGTAGCACATGTAGCGGTGTAGTTAACCAGGCAAAGGGGCAGATCCCTCGCGGATCTTAGATTCCCCCCTTTGCCTGTAGCCGCCTGTAGTGCTGTAGCACTACAGGCGGTTACGGTACTGTCCGGCGGTTACGCCGGCAGTTACGCACCAGGTGGCCAGCTCTTCACCACTCGATACCAGCGAGGCCTCTGTCCGCCTCGGCTGGTACGGTGGCACCAATTCGAAGTCGCCACTCGATAGCTGGTCCACCGATGAGCCCCCCAGGGGCGAATCCCACCTCGGAATGTCGCTTGCCATGTCGATCTGCACGAAAACGGTGTAAGGTGGGTTTTTTGACACGTGGTTACGAAAAAAACGTTTTGTGCAAAAATGGCCAAGCGAAAAACAAAAAGAGCCACACCGCCGTGACCAGTGAACGAGCGCGAATCCGACGCACGTTCATTTGTTGCGAGCGTGTGAAAACGAGAGTAGATGTGCAAAAAATGTCAGTTGTGTTTTTGTTGCTTTGCTGGCGGTTTTGTAACCGCCCCGGTACCCGAAGTTTGCCGTCTCGAGTCTAAGGCACTTGGCCAGTTTGTGCGGGGAACTGGATGACTTCGTCGGTTGACGGGTTTGCCATGATTGGCTTGCTGCTCTTTGCGTAGTTGAGCCCCGTGTTGTACATGGAGATGCGGAGGTACATCGTGCTCAACGGCTCGGCGCCTGTAATCATGAGCACGTTGTCGACTGCCTGCTGTGCGGTTGTCGGCGTAGTGATTCGGAAGTGGTAGATGTGGTTGGTGCGTGAAGCGCCTGTCGTGGAGTCAGACTGGATGTTGTTCGTCCAGTATCCACCGGTGCCGATGTTAGACCAAATGTCGTTGATGGGTAGGATTCCGGGTGCACCGGTGGTTGGCGCTGTGGTGTTGATGTAGCACAGCTGATTTGGCGACGCCGGCGGAGCCGGCGTAGACGCGCCGAGGGTGATTTCCACGTCACCCGCAAACGTTGCTGGGAAGACGTAGTACAGCGTGTTTGCGCCCGCAGGGTATGCGATTGGGTTGTTTGGGTCTGAGTTGTTTGTTGGCAGCGTCGTTGCCAGCAAACCGCCGATCCGGTTCTGCTGGCCTACGCCCCAATCGATGCTGCCGAGGGCGGTGCCGCCCGTTGCCGCGCTGTCAGCGATGAACACGTCTGTTAGGAGCTGTTGTGCGCGCGTTACGAAGAACTTCGGTTTCCGCAGTTCTACGGTGTACGACACCCAAAGCTCCCCGATTGCCTGGTTGTTGAACTGTGCCGGCGTGTTGGACGTCGCAATGTTCAGTGTCCCCACGTCGTAGGTTTTCAGGTCTTCGCCTGGGGGTGCGGGGCCTGAGCGGGTGTATTTTCCGGGTGCCCCGGAAAGTTGCGCGGGGTCGCATTCTACGCCTGCGTGGATTTGCTGTGACACCTTTGCCGACACTGCCCCTGCGTACTCCATCATGTCCTGTTTCGACTGGAACGGGCTGTCGTTGGCGTTGTACTGTGTTGCCATCAGTACGGTACCAACTTGGCCGTTAGACGCCACGAAGTCCGTGACTGTCGTCCTGAACGTGAAGATGAGCTGCTTGATGGTGTATTCCTCGTAGTTTGCAGCAACTTGCGACAGCCACGGGAATGTGTCCGGCAGCGCCGGGTTTAACCCGTACGTGATGTTTTGGAACACGCCTGCGCTGTCCGGTCCGAATACGTCTGCGACGTATTCGCGGTGGCTGATCGTGATTGTCCCCATTTCGCCGCCGCCTGAAGCGAATTGGGGCACGTTTAGCCCTTCGCCGCCGTCAACGATTTCATTGTTGACGGTCGTAGGCCCGCCGCCGGTATCGTAGGGGCCCCACCCTTGGGCCTTTCCGAAACCCTCTGCGGCGGTTAGGGCGTTGCCCATCCATTCGGGGGCAACTTGTTTGAAGCTCGCACCTAAGTGTCCGCGGGTTTTGTCCCACAAGTCGCTCCAAAACCCGCCGGTGCCGCCGTACAAGCCCTTGCCGCGGTACCTCCGGTACATGCGGCTGAGGCCGCCGCGTCGCATGCGGCGCCGTTTGCGGTAGCGGCCACCGCCGTCGAAGCGGTCGGCGTCTCGGTTTGCCTTCTGGGGGTCGGTTGCCAGCGCCCATGACTTGCCGTAGCGTGCGCGGACCGCAGCCGGGTCCGCGATGAGAGTCATTCTCATTTCCTTGGGGCGTGCTGGCTTTCGATTCCAGATGCCGAACATTTCTTCGCGGAGTGATGGGTGTGTTGCTCCTCCTTCGTCGTCACCTGCTTTTCTTTTCGAAATTTTAGGTGGGGGCTGTGGGGGAGTTTTGTTGTAACCGTTTTCGTAACCGAAATGTCCTCCCCCACCTACACTGAATGTGTGAGCTCTGTGCCATCCACTTCTCCATCCGATTCTGGGCAGCCTCAATCCTTCCCACTGTGGAGTCTGTGTTTCCTCCTAATCACAGTATTGTCCTCGCTTTGCGTGGCTTACTTGCGTCGGTCGAGAACTCTACCGACCCCTGCGCTGAGTCAGAAGGTGAGGAGGAAACGTAAGGTGAGGGATGTCCGGACGCAGTCAGCCTCGCCGTAAATGGCTGCCTCCTGCGCAATATAAGGCGCTGTTCAAGAAGAATCGTCCTCAGGTGTTTGTGCCCACCGCCGCGGAGCGGCGGCACATTGACCGTGCTCGCGACGTGAGGTATATGCAGGAGCATTATGAGAGTCTTGGTCGTGAGTGGGCTGACCAAGTCAATTCGCGAATTCGCGAATACAAACGTAACCGATTGGAAAATCGCGTGCATTTTGCGCGCGGTGGGGACAATAGAAAATGAATTAATTTTTCTATCTTAGCATGGGCCCGCGACGACGAGGAGGCTGGTAAGCCCCCGCAGGAGGAGTTGGGCCTTACGAGCGCTAGCGAGGTAAGGTGTTTACGAGCGAAGCGAGACACAGTTTTCGAGCGAAGCGAGGACACCCCCCCCCCCCCCCCCATGCCAAATACGTCTACGAGCGCTAGCGAGATAGTCCCCTTATTCCACTTCATCGCGCCCGTGTTTCTCGCCTGCGTGTGCCACAGGCGACGCCTCCTTGAACTTGTAGCCCAGTTGTTCCCAGCGCGCTTTGTGGCAGAAGTCTGCCTCTACTGTGGTAGAGAAGAACGCGGGGTTTGCTGCCGCGATGTTGACGTGCTTCATGGTCCAGTCGCCCGCCGGGTTTTGAGTAAGCTCGAAAACCATCCAGCGGTCAGCGGAGAGTCTCTCGAGCATGGGCCGCGCGTTGGTAAAGATGGCGCACTGGATGCGGTAGTTGAGCACCATGGAGCGCGACTTGTACTTGGTGGACGTGCCGAGGCCGTCAGTCAGCTGCTCGATTGTTGCGTAGGGCAGGTGCGCGGCCTCGGTGGCGCGCGTTGCGTCTATGAGCGCGTACGGGATGCGGCGGCCTTTGGAACCTTTGATGTCGGGGTCGCCCAGCGCCTCCATGGCCACCTGGCACATGAGGTCCTTTGTTGCGCCGCCGCGCATGTACAGCGCCCCGTGGTTTTTGAGGAGGTAGCGACAGAGCGCGGATTTGC